TTGGAGACATGGCTCATGTACCAACGGCACTGGTGTGAACACAAGCCAAGTGTGACCATCAATATCAAGGAGGACGAGTGGGTAGAAGTAGGAGCCTTTGTGTTCAAGCACTTCGATGAGATGTCAGGTGTGTCATTTTTGCCACACAACAACCACACGTACCAGCAGGCACCTTACCAAGAGATCACATGGAAGGACTACGCGGAACTCAAGCGTAAGTCACCAAAGACTATCGACTGGGGACTGCTGCACACTTACGAAGATGAAGACACAACACTGGGTAGTCAGACACTTGCTTGCTCTGGCGACTCATGTGAAATCGTAGACTTAACATAGGAGAGAAACAAATGGATAACAACGATATGAATGGAATATGGAAACTTACGGCACTAACGGTTCTTGTGTCTGTGGTGCTTATTGCAATTGGGACTACACTTTCACAAGGCGCAGAGATGCGGAAGATCAACGATAGGGTAGCTGTCTACCAAGGGGAGATGGTCAAGGGTGACGTTCAGCGGTTCAATGACTACATGAAGGCTAGCCCAAGCACCAAGACCCTGTACCTGCATAGCCCCGGCGGTATGTTGGGCGTTGGTGTGGAGTTGGGTAACTCTTTCTCTGAGAACGACAGCTTGATCGTTGCTATTGCTGAGGGTGACAGGTGTGTGAGTGCTTGTGCCTTTGCTTTCTTAGGTGGCAACAGACAGGTAATCGAAGGTAAGCTATCTTTCCACAGGGCATGGACTGAGAGCCGTGATAAATCGGTTAACGAGGTGTTTGCTGATGGTCAACTAGCTGGCGGGTACTTGCTCTACTACGTTATGGACAAGGGCTACAACTCTCAGCTTATGTACCTAATCACCTCCCAGACTGACAGGAGTACATTCCTTGTGTTTGACAGTAAGGAGCAACTGGACAACTTCTTCATCAGTACGGACAAGGTTACGCCAGTTGGTGAGTTCCTAAAGCCCGCAGGTTTCTCACCTGAGTGGCTAAAGCAGGCAATCAGAAAAGGGAGTGAAATGTAATGAAGGTTACCGTTGTCACACAAGCGTACTGCGAGAGTTGTACCAAGGTCAAAGATCACCTGAGTGACTTGGGGATTGAGTTCACCATGTGTTCCGTAGATCATCAAGGGTCAACGGAACTACGTAGGTTGCTTGAGAGCCAAGAGATACGTACGGTTCCTGCGGTCTTCTGGGAAGGCACGTACATTGGGGGCTACGAAGATACCGTTGAGTTCTTCGAGCATCTCATTGGACAAGCGGAAGATCAGCTGGAGATGTGGGAAACAGATGCGTTACCGAATTAGCCCATGTGAGTATGGTGAGTGGGAGATTTCGGATGTTGACGGCAATAAGCTTACGCATCCCAAAGGTTTCCCTCAGAAGTTCCGTACGCTAACAGCTGCAAAGAAATGGATAGACCAGCTGAACGACTGGGAACAACACCTCACGGTTGACCCAGTGTACTACCCAGAAGAATAGCAAAAAGCCCCCATGTACCTTAATTGGCGCATGGGGGCTTTTTTCGTTTGTCTTGTTCTACCGCCACTTGGCTTGCGCCAAGAAAACAAACTGGCTCAACCGAAGTTGTTTGCGTAGCCGTTTGTCTTATGCTCTTGGGTTCTTCTTACGTGCCGTCTTGGTACGTGCGTATGACCGGTTCTTCCTTTTGCTAACGACCTTCAGGTTGCTCTTACGGTTGTCATTAGGATTACCGTTGGCGTGGTGCAAATCTTGACCGTCGCCTTTTCTTGTCGTCCCTGCCTTGTCAGAGGCATACCTAGCTCGCTTGCGTGAGTTGTTGCGCTTACGCTGCGCTGGCTTCTTATGATAGTTATCGTACTCACTACGGTAGTTACGGCCAGTGGCCTTAGTAGTACCTGACTTGCGTTTCTTTACCGGTTTCTTTGAGCTCTTCTTGACTGCCATCTGTTTCTCCTAAGGGTAAAATTGTGTTATCGTAGGCCACAGCAGGTGGCATGTGTGTCGAGTGACTCCTGTGAGTAAGGGTAAGTCATCTTTGGGTATACCTATTTCCCAAGGACCTGCGACTTGCTTGCCCTCAGGACGTGAGATATCATCGTTACCGTCAGTGTCCAAGAACCTCAATGAAACCCTTGACATCCTTCTGGTAAGACGGTCTTTCTTGTAGAACGCGAGTTCCTTAAAGGCGCACGTTCTGTTCTTAGTGAACGTGAACCACAGCCTCATACGGTTTGGCCCAACCTCCTCTTGTTTGACAAGCTTTACATCTGTGGCAACGGGGAAAAACCTAGCCTCAAGGTCAGGCCCGTTTATTGAAGCCAGCATGATTATAAGGCTTATCAGTGAAAGCGCATACGTAATTGAAATAAGATGATGTTTCACAACACAAGTCCTCCCTTGATTATGAAGGTTACGAGTCCACCAACGATACCCCCCACCAGAAGTTTGAATATCCAACTTAAGTGTCCGTCAATAGTGTCAAGGCGCTTGGTCACTTGCGAGTGTCTTTCTGCATCAACGGCATTATCTGTTTCTAGTTTTGCCAGCCGTCCCTCAATTGTACTTCTCCAAGCATCCTGAGCCATCTTACTTCCTATTCAAAAATCTTTGTGTAACTGCGATACCAAATACTGACGCAACGATTGTGCTGAAGTGGCTTTTGAACCATTCCGGCAATTCCAGTGGATTAAGGTATTCAGTCGGGAAAGTGCTGTCTACAAAGATTGCCCCAATGTATATTGCACACGTTACTTCTGCAACAAACAGGGGTAGTCTACCCATCCAGTTGCCTAGTTTTATTTTACGGACACCGGCATCGGCGTCTATGGCTACACGGGTTGTCCCGTGCTCCAGTTTCACACGGTCCTTCTCGTTGTCTAGGTACCGCTCCCCTAAGCCAATCAGGGGAGACAGTAGCTTGCCGATAATCCATTTGATCATTTCAATGTCACCCCTGTGTTGGTGATGGACCTGAGCCACAGATTACCAACGGCAACCAAGATTGCCAACCAAGGCACTACAGACTCAGGGACTACCCCTGCGACCTCAGGCATTGCCAAGATGAACAGAAGGCCACTGGCTATGTTGAACCATTTGGTCTTTGACTTGTACCAAGGTTTCATCAGAACACCCATTCCCAGACTGCCGTTACTAACGCTATGATCGCTGCCACAACAGCTGCTAGGCCTGCCTTCTGTTTAACAGTGCCTGTAGGGGACACAGGAGCCTCCACAGGCGTTTCTGTGACATTGGCGAGGAATAGTGCCCCTTCAGCCTTACGGCGTCTGGTGAGCCCCCTGAGGACTTTACCGCCACCCTTGTTCCATAGTAGCAACCTCCCCGGCACCTCATTGAACTTGCCTTCGTTTACACGCTTGAGCACAGAGGACTTACGAAAGTTCCTTGGCCCTACGTTGTAACAGAAGGAGCTTAGTACGCCAAACTGATTAGGGTTCAGAGGAACCTTGACTGCATCATCGACTGCCTTGGCATACTTCTGCAAGTCCTGCTGGAGCATTTCGTCCCCTTGGGCCTGCGTGATCGTCATGCCCTTGGTTACCTTGGGTGGACCGGCCATAGACGTGTGTCCATAGCCGATTGTCCATACCCCTGCGGGACATTTGTAGGCCTTAGCCCGCCAGCCCTCAAAGGACTTGATGAGGTCCAATGAGGCTTTGTTTAGTTTGTAGGTCATTAGCCAATCTCTTTCTCAAGGTCTCTCCACCACTGGGGTGCCCTGTGCATATTTTTGTTACTCTTGTCGTACATGAAGTGTGCACGTTTGTTGCCAACACCAAGGGTTCCCATGTCAACATGGATGGTATCTTTAGCACCACCATGTGTTAAGTTCTTCATGACAACCCTTTCAGTGCGTCTTGGAGTTCAGCTTCGAACCTACGTGATACAGCGGCTTGCACTTGGGCGGTACTACGACCAAAGTATTTCTTGCCACCGTTAGCACCACGTTCCTCATAGATGGCTATGATTAGCTCACGCTCTGAGGCCATAGGTCCAACCTTCTGGACTGCACGTTTGTAGATTTTAGCAGCTCCACCGGAACCATGCTGTACCGACAGGGACCACACGACATCCTTCATGGACTTCGAAGCTGTACCTTCGTTGAACGAGCTACCAAGTTTCTTGACTGCCTTATCGTAGTGGGTTGCCTTGATGAACTCATGCTGTGTGTTGGCATTCTTAGGGTCACTCATGATCTGCTTGAATGCACTCTGGAATGCCTTGGAGCCTGTACGAGCACCACCTGCACCACCAGCGGCCTGTAGCTGCTTGTAGGTATCAGGATGACGTTTCTTCAGGAAGCCCATGTAGTTGTTGAACGTACCTGTCTTGGTAGCGATCTGGTACTTACCGTAACTTGGGCCACCTGTGCGGTCCTTACCGTAAGCAGTGAAGTCACCTCTGCTCTCATACTTGGCAGAGATACTGCCTATGTCAGCATTGGCTTCACGTACTAAAGGGTCAGCTGCCTCAGTCTCATTGGCAATACGTATCTCCTCCTGTTGCTTGAACTGCTCCCTCTGCTCATCCTTGAGTACCTCTGCAGCTTCCATCTTAGCATTGTCAACAAAGAACTTGGCACTGTCACCGTAGACCCTACCCTCGACAGGGGTTTCCTGTTTGAGAGCTGTGTTACCAGACATTTCCATCTTAAGCTTTTCCATAGCCTTGATGTCGTCTTTGTCCTTAGGAGCAAGAGTTGCCATGTTAGCCTTGAGGGCCGACAGGGCATCGATGGATGATTGAGCCTTCTCATATTCAGCACCAACCGTCTTGAGCCACACCTGACCACCTTCGACTTCAAACTTCTGAGGAGCACCCCTGTGCGGAAGTACACCAGCTTCAGCTGAACGCCTGATATTCGCAGCGTCTTTACGGCTAGGGTCCAGTTTGAACCTCTGTGCCTTAGGGTCAAAGATAACACCATGCCGCTGCTCGAAACCACCAAGGTAGTTCTCATGTAGGACTTGCTGATTACTGAATCCCTGACGGTAGACCTCACGGAGCATTGCTTCCTGATTGGGGTCAGACTTACCTACGTTCTGTAGGGCCATCTCTACCTTACCAGCGTTGAACTGGGATGCCAGAGCCTCGCCTGAGGTCCTGTGCTTAGCACTTGCTAGGTCAGCAGCATAGGTGGCTGACAGGTACACAAAGTTCTGAACACCTTCATCAGTGCCCATTGTCTGAGGGTTGTTGACAGCATTCATAAGCTTAGCGGTGTACTTCTGACGTGTGCCTTGGCCCATGTTGAGACCACCAGCTTCATCAAGCTCTAGGGTCCCTTGGCCGTTGGTCAACCTCATGATAAGGTCCTTACCGGCTTTCTCTGCACTACCTTGGTCATTCAAGATGTTAGGTAGCTTGTCTTGAGCATCAATGAAAAGGTTACGCTTGTTACTGAGGTGATGAGACAACTCAGATAACTCAGGTAGACCTTTGGTCATGTCATCTTGATCGAATAGTCCAGCGAAGGCTTGAGGGTCTTTAAGCATAGCACTCAGGCGGCTAAACTGAAGGACAGTCAGCTTCTTGTCCTTAGACTGCATCATGTGCCGTTGGATATTGCCCTTCATACGCTCAAGATTCAGTTTGGGGTCAGAGGCCTTTTCGATCATCTCAATGAAGGAGTTGAAGCTATCAAGCCTTGCCGTAGACCCTTTGGTGTACTTGTCTTCAGCATTACCATTGATTGTAAAGATTTGGTTCTTGATACCCATAAGAGCCTTCTTAGCATAGTCAAAGTCAGCCTGTGACATCATGCCACCCATCTGCTCAGACTTCTGCATCCATGCGTCAACGAATGACAGCTGGTAGGCATCAAGAAGTGTCTCGACAGCCCCTGCCTTACTTATGGCGTTGACGTTATCCATCATCAAGGTCTGGGCTGCATTCTGTGTACTAAGGACAAAGTTCATAGCCTCTGTATTGGCTTCCTCAGGACTCTTACCAGAACTAATAGCCAGACGATAACCAGTCTGGAACTCCTCACTCTCAATCATCTTCATGTGTGCTTCTTGAGCAGGGGACTGCATAGACTCACCAAGGTCTTCACCTGTGATGCCTTTCATGGCAGTGCTAATGTCACTGAACTTCATCCCCTGTTGTAGTGCTGACTGAACTAACGTAGCGTTCTGTGCAGCATGTGTCGAAGGGGTGATCTTACCTGCATTCAAGGACGCCTGTAGCGAAAGGGCCTTGTCAGCAAAGTTGTTCATACTTTCCCTGTCGATCTCTTGACCACGTTGGGCGTAGGTAGGGCCACCCTTGCCACCCTTGCCGCCCTTACCTCCCCCAAACGCCTCGGCAAGTGTCTTACCCAAGCCGGGAAGGTGCGTACCAACGATGCCAGCCCCTGTAGTCGTAGGGACGTTCACTTTGGTAGGTGGTGCGCCTATGTCGTTCAACTGTCTTGTGAAGCTTGCCATTAGTTTGCTTTCCCTTGTTCTGCTACAATTTTAGCCCAGTTTGCGTATCCAGCCTTTATCAGTGACTTGATTAACTTAATGTTAGCCAACTCACCTCTTGTGGCGATAGAGCGCATCAGAGACTCTTTCTGTTGAATGCTGAATGGTGATGTCTGAACCTTAAGGACCAAGGCATTCAACTGCTCAGTGGCAACCCTCATGCCCTCATCAGTTGTCCGGTCTTTAAGCATCAGACGTTCAGCAAGTGTATTGATTTCAGTTCTGAACTCACGCAGGTCTTTATCATTACGATAAACAGCTGTTTGAGCGGCGTAGTAGTTCTGTAGCTTCAAAGGTGATACGCCCATAGCTTGGGCAACCCCTTCGATTGTGCTGAACTTCAACGGAGCTGGTTTGCCGTTCTTGGTCAGGTAGTTTCCATACATCAGGATACCGTAGGCCTTGGCGTAGTTGTCAAGAGCACTAGGTTGACGAAGTATCTTCATAGCAGCGTCTGTGAGTGACACTGTTTGATCACCCGCCGCAACAGCCATGAAGCCCATAACTGAATCCCATGCACCCTTGGCAATGCTACCTGAGGGACCACCAACGATCTCCCAGAAGTTGCCTTCTTCCATCTTACGGTATGTCTCAACGACACCACCCATGACAGACATGCGGTTAGCAATGCCGATACCGACCTTACCTTCCTCATCATCTGGCATCAGGAGGTCAAGCATACCATCAATCATTCCCCACTTAAGGAAGGTGTACTTGACATCATTAGGTTCCCAACCGAACTTCTCAGCAATGTGCTCAGATGTTCCCGGCATCATAGCATCGATACCAAAGCCAGCCATGCCATACATGGGCCCCATAGCAATGAGCATTTGCCCACGTTCAGCCAATGTGAACCCACGTCCAACGAAGAGAGCTTCAAAGGAACGCATGGTGTATGACAACCACTGTGTGGGAACCTTACGCCAATCATCCTGTGCCCATGAACGTCCCATGTTAGTCATGTTGAACGTCAGGTCAGCATCACGTCTAGCGATAGACCTACGGGCCTTCATGTTGCCCCTAAGTAGTACGCCGGGGTTGTCCAGCTTGAACTCAAGGATTGATGTGAACAGCCCAGACAATTGGTTCTGTCGTTCACCCCAGTTAAAGGGTGCCAGACCTACATCGTTGGCCTTCGACACAGCTTTCTTGAAGCCACGCTTAGCACCAGACTCAATCTGACGACCACCCAGTTCCATGATGTCAGCACCAATGATGCCCCTGCCACTCTCACGTACGTACTCAAGCATGTCCTCGATTTCATTCTCAGGAATATCGAAGTGCTTAGCCATACGTTTGTTGAACAGCTTGAGAACCTCAGGGTCAGTCTCCTTAACCATCTTACGGAACATGAGTGCCATTGTGGCACCCTTAGCACCAGCTTTAGGTGACGCAGCTATGATTACCATAGCATGGGCAGCCTGTAGTGGCATCTGAAAGATGTTGAAGAACCCGAAAGCAGCCTGAAAGCCAATCTTCAACAATGCGTTGGTAGGGTCACCTAGGTCAACCTGTTTACCGAATGTGTCGAAGACTGTCTCTTGTAGACGTTTGGCATTGGTCTCCATCAAAGTCTGCATTGGGCCTTTCTCACCCATGCGACGATGGATGACATTACGCATGTGTTCCATCTGGGTAGCAAAGGCACCGCTTTCACCTGTGTGACTCATGTCATCAGGACGAACCTTGGCATTCATGAAAGCCCTACGGTAGTCAACAAGCTTATCGCCAGCTGTCCCTAGGCCCCATGCTTCACCATAGCCCTCACGAATGGCAGTCTTAACCCACCCTTCGATTGACTTGGTTGTACCAGCCTCAAAGGCCAGACGCATGATCTCATTGTCCAGACCCAAGGACACACTTTGACTAGGTGCCAAATGGTCAGACACTTGACCGCCTATGTGCAGGAGTTTATTCTCGCCACGTATCTGACTTGTGGAAGCCATCTGACCAGCTGTGAGGTTCTCTACAGGGTCGTCACTAATGCTATTGCCATCAATGACAGCCTGATCTCGCTTCTTTGAGCCAATGACCGCATGTTTCTTGTAGTTCCAGTTGTAGGTCTTTGCGAACTCCTCGAAGTCATCCAATGATTTAACATTAGTGTTCCATGAGTTGTTCGCACGGATATATGCGTCCTTCTCAGCCTTAGGCATATCGGAAACAGCAACTACCCGACTGTCCTCAAGTTGCTTAGCAGCAGCCTCAGTTGACTTCCCTGAGGAGCCAGCCATGATCGACTTCTTACGTACGCCATCAACTACAATAAAGTGTGTAGCCAGTGAGTAGTCCCTGCGGCCAGAAACAGCAACACCCATTGCATCACTAGGTGTGAGCAATCCAATGTCATCTGGGTTGGACACATGGAAGAAAAGCCCCTCTGCATCATTAGGTGGCTTGAAGCCATCCTTTGTGTTAAAGATTGTGATCTTGGCTCTGTCGGCCTCAGGAATATCCTTGAGTAGCCACTCTTTGTCATTGTGCCAAATCTGAGTATCTCCCGGCAACTGTGATGGGCTGACCTTACGACCAGCTGTACGCCACTGACCAATATCGCCACCTACGTTCATACCGATACCTTGGTAACCGTGGGCAACCAAGTCACGCATCATAGAGGTAGAGCGAAGATACCACTGGGTCATCTCCATCTCAGTCATGGCCTTGTGAGCAGCTACCTGTGCTGCTGAAGGCTCTTTGCCCATCTGGTTAGCGTAGTCATTAATGAAGTCGTTAGCTGATCTCCAGTCACGTACGATATCATCCCGTTCAATTTCCTTGTAGGCATTGAAGGTCTTGAACTCATCATTAGACAGCTTACCTATGACATCATCAAAGAGCTTCTTCTGCACACTCATGGCATTGATGGAAGCTTCGCCAAGCTGGCTCTCTGTAGCCCAACCACCGATATCACGCGCTGTAGAGTTAGATAAGCCAGTCTTGTAGAACACGTTGTTCCAGAAGCCCTGTGTAGCAGCGATTACATCAGCACGAGCTACGTCAGGAGCCAAACCTGTCATGTTCAGGTTATCTGTCTTGACAACAACAAAACCCTTAGATTCGTCTACCTTGTCAATAGGGATTACCTTGACATTAGACTGGTTGGACTTCAGTACGCTTTCGAACTTCTGGTAGGCTGCCGCTTCTGACGGGAACGCATGGCCATCTGAAGTACCAAAGGCATTAACGACGTAGTTCTCCCGTGGTGATACACGGACAATACCGCTCTTGTACAGAGAGAAGTCCTTTTCACTCACTCTGTCCTTGATGAACTGACGTACACCAGCTTCACCGACCTCTCGTGCCTTCTTAGCAATAGCAAGATCTTCAACTGCATTGCCCATAGCACCAGACTTGAACATTCTGTTGAACTTCTGCATCAAGTAGTTTTCAGTCATTATCCTCTGTTCAACACCAGCAGGCAATGCCTCAGTTACGTCAAACGTATGTGTCTTCTGGAATGCACCGTCTACAAGCATCTCAGTGTTGTAGGTTTTGACAACATCTGCTTCAAGGATTGCCTCTGCTTCTTCAGTTCCTTTGGCTCTTGCGATATTAGTGGAATCTGGTGTGCGCATAGGCGTATCACCAATGTCCTTAAGGAGCTTGGTAGCACGTCTGGAAGCCTTGAAGCCCTGACCGACAGCCTTGAGACCCTTGACAGAGTGAGCAATACCAAGGAGGTCGATAGCGCCCCAGAACTTTGATACGTTGTCATCAGCAATGGATACGTACCCACCACTGTTCAGGAAGCCCTGAAGGTCACTAAGGAACATCTGGTTGACGCCACCTGTAGGACCACGGGCCATTTCATCAGCATAGCCTTTGAACCACGTCTTGAAACTCTCAGTTGACATGGTGATCATCTTAGACTGGATTAGCATCCCCTGCTTCTCATCGTCACCTGTGAGGTTGCCTTTGATACCAACGGTGGAGTCGTAGACCATAACGCCAGCTAGGTCAGCAAACCAACCACCCCAGCCCTGATCTTCATCCCTGTATGTATCAAGGATTTCTTGAGCAACCCTGTTGTTCAGGTTGTACCGGAACCTAGTAGGGTTAACCTTGGTGTTGTCTGAGTCAAGGGCAGCCTGAAGGTCAATCTTATCTGCACCGTCTACATCTTCTGACATCTGGTCAGACGCTTCCTGATTAGCCATAAGCTCTTCAGCAGTCTGAGGGTTGCCTTCATCGAAACGCTTGTCAAACTCCTCTTTTACACGTTCACCAACTTTGCCCTTAAGAGCAACCTTGGCTTCATGGGGGTCCTCTATCTCTGGAAACAGAACGCTTACATTAGGGTCAAACTCAGTCTGGCTGTCTGCCTTAGCATTCTCATTGTCCTCTTCGCCAATAGCTGGGGCGTTTGCTGCTTCGTATTCTTCTGCTGTGAGTTCTGTTTCCATGATATTTCCTTAGAATTTTGCGGAGGACCTTGCGTCATTTGTACCGCCCCAGTCGGTGAAGTTGCTTGCGAAACCAGCAATACCTCCCATGAGGTCTGACATTCCACCAGCTTGCACTCCGGCAATACGTGCGCCTGTGATCTTAGCACCAATGGCCTGTTGGCCAGTACTGAAGCCTAACATCTCACCTGCTTGGCTCATGACACCACTTACTGCTCCTTGTACCGCTGAAGACTGGGCAGCACCTTGGCCCTGACCTTGCATCTCAATCTGTGCACGTTTGACCAATGCCTGACGTCTGGCCTGACGCTGCTGACGACGAGCTACGTTGTCATTAGACTTCTGCTGTAGCTTCATAGCTTTCTTCTGAGCGTCCATCTGTTTGCCAGCGTAGTACATGGAGCCAATGGTTCCGACTACCGAGGCGATTGCTGCGATTGTTCCTACTGCCATGTCATATCTCCTTATTGTATGTTTGTTCAGATACAGAGTACCCACGGCGCTTGTATAGCACCTGTAGGCTCTTTACGTTCTGTAGATCAGATACGTTAACTTGTGTTGCGCCTGAGACTTTAGCCCAAGCTTCAAAGGAGTCAAGCATGGCGACTGCCACCCCTGACCCTCTAGCTTCTTTGTTACACCACCAGAACAATTCTGAGGCGAGTATGTCATTTGAGAAAAGAGGCTGATGTAGGAGACCAATGAAGAACCCTACATAGTCCTCGCCATTCTTAGCTAACAGGTAGAAGTACTCAGGGGAATTGATTGCCTCCAAGTACACTTGATTGAACTTCTCAAGATCGAAACCTAGGTTGTATCCACTCTTCTTTGCTTCACTGTGGAACATCTTCGACATGATTGCCGCTTCAAGTAAGTCGTCTGGGGTTGCAGCGACTAGCTTAGTACCTTGCATTTATTCCTCCGATCATGCTCCAGCCCAGAAGGATGAAGTCTTTACCTTGTTCACTCTCGTACTTCAGACGTATTGAACGTCCACGACCTCGAACCTTAATCCTAGAGGTGACAACACTCTCTGGGTAGTCAAAGTCAGTAAGGTCACCAGCGTCCACTACAGGGGCAGGTTTGAGCCTGTACACCTGCTGTGCAGCACTTGAGCCAGCAGACTTGAAGTCCCAGTAAGCAGTAATCTTACAGCTGGAGGGGTTGACTGCATCATAGCCCCCTAGGCCGTCTGATTCCCAACCTGTCTCTGTGCGACGTAGGTATGAAGTTATGTATGGTGCATTCTTCTTCAACTGAAGGTCACCCATGAAGTCATAACCAGCCACAGCATATGAACTGTAGTTTGTCTCACCCCAATCAAGGAACCCTGTGTCTGAGAAGCCACCAATGGTGAACTTGTCTGTAGCCCCGTCACGTATGAGCAAGGCAATCGATGGTGACCCAGCATCAACTGTTGCCAGCTGCTGTGATACGACATCATCCCCTGCACTTGTGACAACATCATTGCCAAGGGTGTCAACAACGTCCAGTGAGGACAAAGCTGAACCGAAGCCTGACAGATATACGAAGCCTAGAACATGGCTAGTGTTGCTTGCTTGGTCCTCAATACGCCAAGGGATAAACGCCCGTAGCTCAAGGTCCAATATGAGTATGTTGTTAATCTTGTTGCCTACAGCCTCACCTGAGTCTGCATAGCCCCAATAGATACGTCTGTTGACCCTATCGAAGCCAGACTTGATTGTGTCCTTCTGGGCGTTGGTTAGAGCATCGTGGTACGTCTGGATGGTCGGTAGTGAGATGTTGGCCTCACTTGGGGAACCGTTCACCTTGTCAAACTGTACCGTGTGGATGCCCTCTCTTGACCACCAGAAGGGGGTGCCAGCGGCCTCTACGAATGTATTGGCATTAAGGATACCCACGTCAGACACTTTGTTGATTGAGAACTCTGTGGCCTTAAATACGCCATCAACACCAGAGATTGTCCATGTACCATTGTCAGCAAACACCATGAGTGACTGCCCAATAGCGTACAGCTTACGGATACCATAGGCACCTGTGATCTTAAGTTCTCCACCATCTGTATCCAGAAGGTCTGAGATGAGTTCTGAGGTAGGGTCGTTGACCTGATAACAGTCACCAAAGTCATTGCTGTCCTTGATCAAAGGTGAGAACAACACTGTACCTGAGTTTGTCTGACTGTCCAGACCGGCATAAAACACACGACCACCAAAGGCAGCTACTGTAGAGAAACGTGCAGACTCAACTTCGCTAAGTTCAGAGCCTGAGACACTGGCCGCAGAGTGTCTGTCTTTGCTGAAGAAGTCTAGGATAAATAGCCCGTTTGCTGTCAAACTACGGCCAGCCCAGACTTCCCTGAACTCAGAGTGGGAGTATTCGTTGCTGGAGTTCTTACCTGAGAACCAAGGGTGTGTCAGCGGGGGCCAACGGTTGCTCTCCTGACCCCTGTAGTCATTTAGTGCATCTTGTCCATCACGGTAGCCGGGGTCTGTACCTTTGAACCAGCCAGCGTTCTTTGTGTCATACTGACGACCAACGGTGACTGAGGAGCTAGAGCTTTCTGTGGTCAGCTCTTCTTTATCCGTTTGCCACTTGAAGTCACGTACCCTGAAGTCAATCGCAGTGATTGCCAATGTCTCAGCATCGTTATCTCTTGTGACCTCAATTGTATCAATGGCAGGAGACGCAATAACCAAGCTACCTAAGACCGAGGTGAACTGACAGGCAACGTTAGCAGCACCCACGCCACCTACAATCTCGTAGGTAGACAGGTCAATAGTGTTGGCTACGTAGTTGCCTGAGGTGGGTGTGGTAGCCTTGTTGTAGAAGTAGATGGTATCGCCCACCTGTAACACAAGGAACTCAAGCTGTGACGAGCCACCTACGTTATCCCACGTACCTGTGGAAACGATATCAGCATCTGCAATAGTGAAGGTTGACAGGACAGCGTTAGTCTCTTCAGACACACCTCTGCGCCTACGTCTGGAGCCATCACGTCGAAGGTCACAATTGAGTTCATCAACTGAAGCGTCTTCAGGAAACGTGAGTTCCCCTGCCTCAGTGATCAGCCCCTTTACGAACTTGTTTACTACCTTTTGTGCTTGCTTTTGCGCCATCTGCTTTCGCCTTCATTCTCTCTTGAACTTCTCTGCCTACAGCGTCACGCCGTGCAGCTGGTGTTGGCTTGGATTGTCTTAGGTGTTCACGCAGCTTACGCATGGCACTGTCGATACTTGAGAAGCGACCCTTGAGTGTCTCAGGTAGCTTACCAGCGTCAATCATAATCTCGTAGAAGATGAATCCTGTGCCGTCCTTCTTAATCGTAAACTTACCGTTTGTCTTCTCCATCCATTCGAATGTAGCACTACGGCCATCGTCACTTAGGTTAAACTTACCTTCGTCCATATCTGTTCCTCTTGGTAGCCTTGTTCTGCTTGTGCTGATCATTCTGTACGTAGTTCTTCTGACGCTTGGTCGCCTGTTCAATCTTGGGGTCAGCACCACCTTTGAAGATTGAGAAACAGACAGACTTACTTTCGTTGATCAGATATGGGAACATTGTAGCATCCAAGTCTGGTACGTGTGCGTCAGTAAGCGAGAAGATTGGGTAGGTTGTACCAAAGCCCCTGATCTTGCTCTCTTGTAGCGTAGTGTCCACTGAGGCCTTGTGAGCGTCTAGGACAACGTAATCATCATCAAACGATGTATATACGGTTGGATGACGGTCATTGAATATCCGCAGGTTAGTTCCACCTGACTTGTCTACCACACTGGTCACCGAGGAACCAAGTGCGCGGGTGTCAACCATGTCTAGGAAGTCCTCAGGCTCACACCAACGTATCTCACGATACTCAAAGGTATCATCGTCACTTACGTCATACCAGAGTTTCTTGACTGCCTTCACGTTGGCAGGATATGAGAAGTGCGTAGGGAAGCTGGAGTCAGACAGGGCAGTCAGCTTCATAAGGCTTTCGTGCTCTGGGATACTGCGGGTTGCGATAATGTTGTAGAAGGTGTCCTCGACCACCTGTGCGATCTGTTCAGCTTCTACACTGTCGGAAATTGAGTTAACATCTTCACTGTCCATCGATGACAAGATGTTCTGCACGATCTCAAGTAACGTCTTTGTCATTGCGGCCATGATTAGATACTCCCTGAGGACAACTGTGTGATGAAGATACTTGGGGCAGTTACGCCTACGCTTCCTGTGTCTGTCGTGAGCCAAATCTGCCCACCGTTGGTGATGAAAGTGCTCAAGCAGAAGATTGGGAAAGCTACGACAACTTCCCAAGGCGTAGTCTTTGCTGTAGGTATGTACTGGGTAACCACCATTGTACCGGCAGCATGTGTGCTTCCTGCAATATCAAGCTCAAGGGTAATCTCTGTTGGACTACTGGTTTCGTCGGTGATTGGGAGGATGATACGTACGTCATATGAATCACCAGCACTGATGGGTGTAATCTTGTCAGATGATGCGTCCCAAAGGTCATCACTACCGCGAATTTCTCGTGGAAGGTATCCGGTCTCTGAGGCTGCCCCTAGTCCATCGATGGACAAGAGTGCGGGTGTTGTGTTGAATGTCTGTTCTGAGGCATCGTCTTTGTAGTAACCCCAGCCTACAGGCAGGTATGCCCATGTGCCAGAACCAGCACCGTCTGCTACGTAAACCTTACCGTTGGCAGCAGCGGCTGCACCCTTAGGCTCATGCAAATATGGGTCAGTCAAAGTCGAGTGGTTAATATTAGCCATTTGTGTCTCCAGTAAGGGAAAGAGGGGCCACCAGTATCCCAGTGGCCCCAGTGTTGCTTAGATGTACTCGATAACGAGCTTAGCAGCACCTGCAGTGTACGTGCCAGTGTTGGCAGTGGTCACATAGGCATCAGCTGCACCTACACCAGCAGTACCGCCAACCAGAGCGCCGTCACAAGCGACAGCCTTGTTAGCAGCCAAGGCAGCAGTAGCTACAGCGGCATCAATACCGTCTGCATCAATAGCGGAGCCAGCTGCATTAGCCAGACCGAAGTTGATGGTAGTACCGCCAGCAGCAGCAGTGGTGACTACCAAAGAGGCAGACTTAATCCACGAGCCAGCTGGAATAGCAGCGTCGTTAGCCTGTACCGCACGGTCTTCAGTGAGGTCCAGATCGATAATCAGGTGTTTGAAAGGGGAGACAGCAGATGCGCCGCCTTCCCGTACATTACCCTGTTCTTCGTGCATAAGAACGGTCAAGCCGTCAGCATTAGTCCAAGACATAATATTTCTCCTTCTATGTCAAATTATACGTTTGTTTTAGAAACAACACGAACCATGTTTTCAGGACGGTACAACTTCACGCCGTAACGTGCAGTCATGACGTATTCGTCCCGCTGGAAGTCCTTGTTGTAATCATAATCGACATCAGGCTCCTGACGCCATGCGCCCACGAATGGGTTAGCAGTCATGTCAGCAGAGAAGAACAGGTTAGCCTTACCGTTGACGGAGCTAAAGTCTACGTTTGCGTCAGCAGAGGTAGGCAGAGCAGAGTCAGTGATATCCTTCAGGTAGTTGGAAGAATATACGTCAAAGCCATATACGTTCTTCAAGAAGGTCATGCCAGAAGCAATACCGTCAGATACGATGCCTTCCCAACGTGGGTTGTCCGAAACGCTAACCAAGTTGGTCAGAGTGTTCAGGGTGAACTCAACGGATGGGTCAACAATAGCAACCAAGTTACGGTCTGGAACATTAGCTTTCTTCAAAGCATAACGTGCACGGGCGAAGTCTTCGATGCCGATTACAGCGCCAGTGCCAGCAGCAGCCCAACGGTGTTCAATGCCGTCGATTGCTTCATTGGAGTTAGCAGATACGCCAACTTCAGGGGTAGCCAGAGTCGTAGTCTCGAAGTGAGCCATAATCGCACGTTCCATCTCAGGGACGAAACGAGAGACCAGCTGGTTCATGTAGAATGAATCCTGCTTAGCTTTCTTCGTGATGTAGGTTGCGCTGGACAGATACTCGTCAATCGTGAACTGGAACTCACCAGTGTCAAGAGGACGGTACTGGACAGCAGTATCTTCGGCGTAGTCATCGACCTGAGCCTGACCAATCGAAGGGATTGTGAACGTATCGCCATCAGGGAAGCCGTCGAGCATACGTACGTATTTCTGTGCAAACATTTCGTCGCGCAGGATTTCTTTAAGTTCAGCACTCCAGATTTCGTCGCGAATCAAGAGAGCACTATTGGTAGTGTTCATACCAGACATTATTTTAACTCCATGTTAAAGTTTAGGACATACCGAACCTAGACCCAAGCTTCTGACGGTCTTCAGCCATCTGTTGTTGTGTCTTGGGGTTGTAGTATAAGGAACGGTCTTTACGTCGGAGATCTTGGTAATATTTCCAATCCCTCTGACCTGTGGTTTGTGCACCAGCTGCTTCGGTACGAATGCTTCCAGCGGTCATATCAACCTTGGTAGTCTGCGCTTCTCCAATAAGTGCCATGAAGGCAGTAGGACTTTCAGCGGCTAACTCTTGCATACGAGTCAACGGCAGTCCAAGCTCTGCGGCTTTCTGCTTCACGATATTATTAGCTTCAGCTCCATATTTATCAGCCAACGATTTGTCAACTGCTGCAATGTTCTGACTAACGGTAGCATCTTTCTCTCGCTTAGTTAGTGCGTCTTCAACAAGGGACTTTAAGTCATCCTCACTAATGGCCTGACTGGTATCGCCGGAATTAGTGCCGCTGTTATCGGGTGACGCTGCTTGGGGTATTTCCTGCGCGGGTACAGGGTCCTTGGTCCCAAGAGTTTCGAGTAGCTTAGCAGCATAATCTTGCTTAGCTAGGTCCTGACGAAGCTCTGCCAACTGTGTCTCTAGGGACGCAATATGGGTATCGGCTTCAATCTTCCCCTTGGCAACAACCTCTGGGTCATTCCAAGTCTCTCCACGGTCTTTAACCAGTTGCTCAATGTACGACGGGGTTTCATTAGTCGCACCAGCCTCTGGGGAGTTGGTAGTCTCTTCTTGCGCGGTGGTTGCCGCTTGTTCGTCAAATACTGACATTACTTGTCCTTTTGGTTAAGGTCTATAGTTTCTAGGATATCGCTGAGAGCACGGTTGTACTCATTGACAGCGATTTGCTTATATTCCCAACCGGGGCCATACTCACGTACAGCATCCTGCTTGGCGAATTGATCTAGGAGGACTTCCCTGAGGTCGTCAAAAGCGTTACGGTAGGACATAACCTGTGCCTTACGCTTCTCCTTTTGTTCTTGTGTCTTGTTGTGGCCTTTGAGCCAGTACATCTTCATTAGATGCCTTCCTCCATTGCCATCTGACCTTGCTCTTCTTGAACCAGAGAAAGCTCCTGCTGGAACTTCTGTGCATCAGCCTGTTCAGATATTGCAACATTCTCTTGGAACAAATCTTCTTCCCCAAGCTCATGTGCCATCAGACGGGCAAACTCTTTACCAGACAAGTGAACAGCCACTGTTGGGTCCTGAGCCTTAAGCTGCCACAGCTGCTGTAGCTGTTGCACCCTACGTGCTCTCTCAGCGAAGTGACGTGCACCCATAGGCTCGATTGAACCCTTGCCAATGATGTCCTCTTTGGTGATACGTTGGAAGACCTGTGCACCGCTGCTTTCATCAACAATCTCAATCATGTCTTCAGTATCAAGCAAACGAGCAGCCATAGCCAACATATCATTCAGCTGTACCTCAATGAACATCCGCTCATAGTGAGCTGTCTTGTGTTCGAAGATACGACTTGCGCTGTTCTGTAGCGACTGTACCTCGAAGGCTGTCTTCTCGCCGGGGGTACGGATACCCATAGCTTGCTTAGGTGCACCGGCCAACTCTTCCATCAGATTCTGCAAACGGTCAATCTGCATGTCTGCCTGTAGAGCTGTAGCGTCTGGCTGAAGGTAACCAATGTCACCCTCTTCACCTAGGTAGATACGTGCTCCCGGCTCAAAGTCGAAGTCCTCAACGTCACCCTTGATCTTCAGGACAGGATACGCGATCTGGTCGAACACGTCAGCCTTCAGGTTCTCAAGGTGGTCAATGCGGTACTGTAGGCCAATCAGGTTGTCCAGAGGGCCCATTGCAATAAGGTTGTCAGGACGCTCACGCCACCCTACGTGGTGAATAGGTGCCCTACCGTGCCACGATGGATTCTCTTCATTACCTACAACATACGCACGGTCAATGATCGTGATCTTACGGTCAGTCATGCACTCACCGTTTTCCTTGTTGTACATATCACCGTAGAAGGTCAACACCTCAACGTAGTCAGAATTGTAGTACTGCTGGATGTTAGAGAAGCCATCAGCTGTGAAGCCTTCGCCCTTCTCATAATGAGCGTCTGTAGAGCGTACGTGCGCCCGTGCAGACATTGTTCTCTCAAAGGCTTCCCTGAAGATATGGTTACCGTTGTGATCAGCTTCCCGCTTCAGTTCACCTAGGGTCTTGAGTGACCGGATGATCTTTGGGCTTTCAATGAAGCTAGTGGCAGCAGGGTTGAACATGATGTCATATGGGCTGATACGGCAGAGCATAGGGCCCTTGTACCGCTGGTGGACTTCACCGTTCTCCATGACGCTGTAGTCGTCTACCCACTTGACCATTGAGAAAGCATTACCATACATAATGTAATCTCACAGCAGCTCATGGTGCGTCTGCACGAACTTGGACTGCTTGATCTTGGTGCCCATGTAGCCTTTGATACGTTTGGCCTTGAACTCCTTGGCATCTTCCATTGAAGAGGCTGACCACCGTACCCAGTTGGCCTGAGGGAACAGGGTTGCTGTGTAGTTCGTATGTAGGTTGTCAGCGATCTGTGTAAGCTTGGGAGTAGTAGTCGTGTTAGACCAAGGCAAGATAGCGTTAGCTGTGCTTGTGGTGTCTGTAGCGTATACGTAGTTACGGATTTCCTTAGTCTGGTCAGTCCAGTTCTGACGTAACATACGCCACTCTGTCCATTGGTTTGAAATCTCTACCGCCAGCTGATCTGGGGACAGAAGGTGTTCTACATCAATTGTCGTTGTCATTATCTGCTCCCTGCGCGGAATTTCGAGTTAGCCCACACAATGTTTGATTT